AAGTTCGATGTGCCGACGTCGATGGGCATCACGTTCACGGCATCGTTGCCGAATGTGACCGAACCCGGCGCGCTGAAAGACCGCGTGGACGAAGCGCGCCAGTCGATCAAAGCCGGTCTGTTGTCGGCCGTGTCGGTCGGCTACAAGGTTCCCCCCGGCGGCGCGGAACGTCTCAAGAGCGGCGGTCTGCTCTTGAAGCACACCGAACTCTGCGAACTGTCGCTCGTGACCGTGCCGGCCAATGCCGAAGCGACGATCACGCTGATCAAATCCCTGGACACATCCCGACCGCCCGCCACCGAGCCGGCCATTGCTGCCGCTTTACGAGGACCGAACATGAATACGCACACCACGACCGAACAGATCCTCGCCTTTGAGTCGACACGCAAAGCCAAAAGCGATCGGATGACTGAGTTGATGACGAAGGCCAGCGAAGGCAACGTCACCCTCGACGGCGAACAAACCAAGGAATACGACACCCTCAAAAAAGAAGTCGATTCGGTCGATGCGCATCTGATCCGACTGCGCGACCTGGAAACGATCCAGCGGGCCGGCGCGACGGTCGTCGAGGACAAAAAGACGATGATTCCGACCACGCCGACGACGCCCGCCCTGCCGACGATCCAGGTCAAATCGCTGACGCCGAAGGGCCGCAATTTTGTCCGCATGGCGATGGCGCTCGGCTCGACGCAAGGCAACCGGGCGGCCGCTGCCGATCTGGCGGCGATGCGCTGGCGCGATGCGCCCGAAATCGTCCTCGCGCTCAAAGCCGCCGTGGCTCCCGGCAACACGACCGACGCCGCGTGGGCCGGTCCGTTGATGCCCGCGCTGCGCACGCTGACCGAAGAGTTCATGGAGCTACTCCGGCCGGCGACCATCATTGGCAAGATTCCGAATCTGCGGCGCGTGCCGTTCAACGTATCAGTCCCGATGCAGACGGCCGGCGGCTCGTACGGGTGGGTCGGTCAGGGACTCGCCAAGCCGGTGACGAAACTCGGCTTCGCGGCGACGACGCTCGGCTTCGCCAAGGTGGCCGGCATCATCGTGATCACCGAGGAACTGGCGAAATTCTCGTCGCCCGATGCGGAAGCATTGGTGCAGGACGACATGATCAAGGGCATCGCCGGATTCCTCGATTCACAGTTCATCGATCCGGCCAAGGCGGCGCAGCCCAACGTCAGCCCTGCGAGCGTGACCAACGGCGTCGTCCCGATTCCGTCGACCGGTAATCCGGTCGCCGACTTCTATGCGCTGATGTCGGCATTGACGGCGGCCAAGATTCCGCTCTCGGCTGTAACGGTCATCATGTCGGAGGTCAATGCGTTCGCCTTGACGATGTCCGTCACCATCACCGGCGCGTCGATGTTCCCCTCGATGAGCGCAACCGGCGGAACGATCTCCGGCGTGCGGGTCATCACGTCCGAAGCGGCCGGCCAGATGATCATCGCCCTGGCGGCTCCGTACATCCTCTACGCCGACGATGGCGGCGTAACCATCGATGTCTCGCGCGAAGCGTCGGTGCAGATGGATTCCGCGCCCGATAACCCGGCGCTGGCAACGACCGTTCTCGTCTCGCTGTGGCAGAACAACCTCGTAGGCCTGCGCGCCGAAGAGTTCGCCAACTGGCAGCGCGCCAAGATCGAAGCGGTCCAACTCGTGACCGGCGCGACCTACGATCCGACCCAGCCGACCATCGCCCCCGGCGTTGCGGCCGCCGAACGCGCACACGTCGCCGGTTCGAAGGCGGGACGCGTCTAAGGTCGGGCGGTCCGTCCGCCCGGTTGATGTATGCGTATCGCCGGCTATGACATCAGCGTCAAACGCTCCGGAGGCCTCGCACCGGTTGCGGCCTCCGGCGGCGGCGGCTGGTATCCCTGGATCGTGCGCGAGCCGTATACCGGCGCGTGGCAGGAAAACCAAGAGATCAGCGCGACGACCGTCCTGGCGAATGGTCCCGTCTACGCCTGCGTCACGTTGATCGCGTCCGACATTTCGAAACTGCGGTTGCGGCTCGTGTCGCTCGACAACGACGGACTGTGGCACGAAACCAGTAACCCGGCGTACTCGCCCGTCCTGCGCAAACCGAACCGCTATCAAACGACGCTGCAATTCATTCAGCAGTGGATCGTCTCGAAACTGACGGCCGGCAATACCTACGTATTGAAAGTCCGCGACGCGCGCAACGTCGTCACGTCGATGTATATCCTCGACCCGCAAAAGGTGCGCGTCCTGGTCGCCAACGACGGATCGATTTACTACCAGCTCGGATTTGACAAGCTGACCGGCACCGCCGATCCGCTGAACGAAACTGCCGCCGCCATCGTGCCGGCGTCCGAAATCATTCACGACCGGATGTGTCCGTTGTTCCACCCGCTGATCGGCGTCTCGCCGATCTACGCCTGCGGCGTGGCAGCGATGCAAGGCCTCAACATCCAAAAAAATTCATCCAGTTTTTTCGCCAACGGTTCGCAGCCGGGCGGCGTCCTGACTGCGCCCGGTGCCATCAACGACGACACCGCGAAGCGCCTCAAGGATTACTTCTCGGCGAATTTCACCGGCAGCAATGCCGGCAAGGTGGCCGTGCTGGGCGACGACCTGAAATACACCGCCCTGACGATGTCGGCCGTTGATGCGCAACTGATCGAACAGCAAAAGATGTCCGCGCTCGACATCTGTTCCGTGTTCCACGTGCCGGCCTACATGGTCGGCATCGGCGACACGCCGCACCATGCGACCGCCGAGACGCTGGTTCAGCAGTACTACGCCAACTGCATTCAAGCGCTGTTGACGGCGTGCGAAACCTGCCTCGACGACGGACTGGCGACCGGTCCGACGCTCGGCACCGAGTTCGATATTGACGATTTGATCTGGATGGACACGGCCACCCGGACGAAAGCGGCGGCCGATTCGATCGGGTCGGGCGGCATGTCGCCGGACGAAGCGCGCGCGAAGTTCTTCGGCCTCGGTCCGGTCGAGGGCGGCGATACGCCCTACATGCAACAACAGATGTTTTCCTTGAAAGCGCTGGCGAAGCGCGACGCCGCCGATCCGTTCGCCAAGCCGGCAGCGCCCGCCCCACCGACCGATCCGAACGCCCCACCGCAGGTGCCGGCATGATCACGCGCGAGTATCCGGACGACCCGACGACCGACGACGTCCGCGATCCGCCGCTGCGGCCGGTCATCACGCCGCCGACCGGGACGCCGCTGGTCGACCAGCCGACCGCCGCGAGTCATCTGCGTCTTGCGTTGCCGCTGTCGACGGAAGCCGCCGCCGACCTGACCGCCAAGATTCAACAGGCCTCGGACGTGATGCGCGACTATCTGAAAAGCGGCAACGATCCGACCTGGACGACGGCCACCGCGCCACCGCTGGTGCAGGCCGCGACGCTGCTGTACCTCACGAACCTTTGGGAACATCGCGGCGACGACGGCGCGCCGAATGATTCGGATGCGGCCTGCTGGATGGCCGTTAAGCGGCTGTTACTGCGGCAGAGAGATCCGGCGCTCGCATGAAAGTTTCACGCGGCGCGCGCAATCATCTGGTCCGCGTCGAGGCGGCCGGCTCGCCGATTCCGGACGGCGACGGCGGCTTCGTCGACGTCTGGGAACCGCTCGACCCGCCGACGTGGTACTGCGCCATCGAGTCGATCGTGGCCGCCAATCAGGAACGGATGATCGCCGGCACCGTCGAAACGCTGGCAACGCATCGGCTCCACGGTGACTACCATCCCGAACTGACCGCGATGTGCCGCATGTTCCTCGACGATCCGGAACGGGGGACGCGTCGCTTCGATGTGTTGTCGGTCCAAGCGGACGACGCGCGCCGGTTTGCAATGACCGTGGCCGCTGCCGAGTACATCAACGACCACGATCCCCGGCCGACCAAGGGGCACGTATGAGCGTGCGGATCGTCCTGGACGGCTTCTCCGAATTTTCCGAAATGCTCGGTGCGATGCCGGCCGCTTTCACCGACGCGTCGCGGTCGGCCGTCCAGCAGGCCGCCGATCGGACCGAGGCCGAAACCATCGCCGGCTATCCGGGGACCGGTCACATGCGCGCAGGCGTCAAGCAAACGCAGGAACCCGGCGGCGATGCCACGTTCGCCGTCGTCGTGCATTCGACCGCACCCGAGGCGCATCTCTGGGAATACGGCACCGAAAACCGCTCAACGCAACAGGGCTGGAATCGCGGCGCGGAACCGGCCCACCGCGACCAAAGTCTGATCGCGATTGCCGACAGTCATCGCCAGGACATGAACGCATCGCTCGCGGCAATGGTCAGCAACGCCGGCTTCGAGGTGACGGGTGCCTTCGACAACGACTGACAGTGCCGCGATCGATGCCGCGCTGGTGGCCGTGTTGATCAACGACCCGACGTTGTCGGCGTTGATGCCGGACGGCGTGTACTTCGGCACGTCGACCGCCCAGGGCGCACAACGCTTCGTCCGGGTCGACATCATGGGCAGCGGCGACGAG